ACACCGCCCCCTGCACCACTGTAATTATCATCCCATGCTTTAGGAACACGATAACCTCTGAAATCACCATGTCTTCTATAATACATACCTTTTTTATTGTATTTTCCAGTTTTCTTCAACCAACCTTTACTGTCAAACATTTGAACTAATTGAACACCGTATTTTTCATGTGCTCCTTTCAACCACCCAGTAATTGGTTCATCAACGGTTTTAGGATCTACACCATTGTATAATGTTAAATTAACAGCGTATTTTTTTGATAATTTTTTGTAAGAGGTACTGTGAGTTCCAGGACCAGTCCCCAAATCAGTAACACTCCAACCGTCTTTTTCTAGTTTTTTGATTATTCCTGATTTGAATCCTGCACTTCCTCCTCTGTCTTCGCTTACGAGTATTCGTTTCTTTTTGTTGTTGAATGGGTTGGTTGTAGCGTTCTTTTTGGTTGTTGTTTTCTTTGTTGCGTTGCTTTTATTAGAACCACTACTAGTTGTGGTGGATTGATTAGGATTACCTGTTTCGGCAATAATGCTTCCAAAGAATGCAGATAAATCCAAACCAACTAATGAACTACTCCAGTAAACTTTACCCACTTTAGTCTTATCCGTTGATTCGATTAACCCTCCAGTTATTGCATTGGTTGTGTCAAATTTGAATTTTCTACTGCTAACATCATCATCAGTTAAAATTAAACCAGTATTTAACCAATCACGAACACTAAAAGGTTTTATCTGTAAAACACCATTATCATCAAAAAAAACATCAACATAACGCATTTCACCAATAGTTAAATCACGGATAATCTCCATCATAGATTTATTACGGATAATCCTCTTCTTTTTATACTTCATTGTGTTAATCTTAAGATAATTACTCCATAACCCTTGGTCGTAATATGATTCTGGTCTCAAACCACTAAGAATAGATTTACATCGAGATTTTAAGGAATCAGGTACTTTCCCCGTAAGAGGAATGACCCCCCGTGTAATAAGAGATTGTAATACTCTATGAGTTTTAACATCTCCCATTAACAAGAAATTCCTTTTAGATTGATACATTCTACTCATATCTTGACATTGATAAGTGTATGTCCCATCTTTATTTTCAGTGAATTCATTACTAAGTAGGTACCCTGAAAAGTTTTCATGTAATGGGGATATGATTTGTAAAAAATGAACCCCTCTAGTTAAATCTAATTTAGTGGGAGTTGTGAGTGATGCTGTTTTTACACGAAAATCAGTTTCTTTAATTTGATATTTAACCCAAGGGATTTCAGTGAAATTTTTTCGAGATTTTATCTGAGCATAAATGTTTTCTATATGCTCACTATCAAGCAAAGGATGTACAAAAATTTTAGTGTTAATCTTAGTAATATTGCTAAAAGTCTTTGTTTTAGTAGACATAAACACTACACCTTACAAATCGCTTTAATAGTCTTACTATCTGCCTTACCATTCGGAGTAAGCTTAAACTTCTTCTTATATTTATTCTGAAACTTCTTAACAGCCTCCAAAGTTTTAGAACCATACCACCCATCAATAGCAGCATTCGCCGGATAAAACTTTTGTCTTTTCAACTCATACTGCATATAATACGTACAAATACAAGTATTATTCTTATTTTTAGTATACTGGATTTTACAAATCTTACACTTAGCCAATTTCTTCTGCACAGAAGTTTGAGTTTTCTTCTTCGTACTTTTGCTTTTTTTAGCTTTAGCAGCTTTCTGTTTTTTATATTTAGCAGCTGCTTTATCCGCGTAATTAGTACTATATTTAATAGTTAAAGTGTTTGCCCCAGTATAACGAGTGAATTCTAATTCCCAAATTGTAGCCCCATCATGAGTTTGTTTTCTAGAACCATTCTCTGTAATAACATATTCGCCGTTTGGAATATCAACAGCACGAGTAGTGACAATGAAAACTGTCATGTTCCGAATCCAATAATCTAAAGCTTCAAGAAACTTAACTTGTTTAGTTAATATTGCACGATAAGGACCTTCAACTAAATCTCCACTATACCTTACCTTATCTTCATAATCCAAAAGGTCAGGTATTGTTTGCCAACTTTCATCGCTAAATTCTCTTGTGACTGGAAAAGTGTCTTTTTCATAAATGATAATATTGATTTTAAACTTGTCCCCTTTGCCGTTTGCATTGATGAATCGTTTTTTACCATTGTTTAAATCATTGACAGTGATGTTTAAATCTGGGTTGAATTCTACACCCCCGTCCCGCATGACTCTTAAAGGGATTGGTTTAGTATTTTCGTTTAGATATGTTTTGCTTCTGGGGACTATTGTCATGAATTTGTCGTCTACGTTTTTGGGTGGATCTGGTTCAATACGTACTTTCCCCTCAAATATTGTCGAATCTGTCTTATATATATTTGCCATTTATACTGTCCTCCCTGCGGTTTTATTATTCCATGAAAGTTCTTTTCTCACTGCTTCAACTAGTTCACGAATTCTTTTATCATTATCAATGTCACCATATACATTAACAATAATATCTCCGCCTACTCCTCCTTGTAGAACATTTAAATTAGATAAAGAGTCATTTAAATTACCATTTCCATTACCAATATCATTTAAAGACAAGCTAGGATTACCGAAAGCATCAACAATATTCTCACCCATGTCACCAATATTGTTAACTAACTTCCTACTGTCATCAGGAACATTTTTACCCATTTCAGTAATTTCCCAAGTCAACATTCTCTGCATTGTTCCTGGACTGTGTATTCCCAAAGCATCCAAGAAATTTTTAACAGCATTAACACCTGCTTCCCAAAACTTAGCAGGTAATGTGGCAGCCCACTCATTAACGGTAGACAACATATTATTCAACTCCGCCGCTAATTTACCAGGCAATGAAGAAATCCAAGACATAAAATTAGAAACAGATTGTGAACCCGCTCTTATCATATTCTGAACAAAATTATCACCAAAACCAAGAGTCTTAGCAATAATGTTTGTGAAGATCATTCCAATTTGCATTGGTAATGTTAACAGGAATAATACTACTCTAAGTATTGTGTCAATAATCTGATTTCCAGTGATGCTAACATTTTCGGGGAGTAAACCCCCAAGTGTGATAATATAAGTCCAAAGACCTTGTAACGCACTAATTATCCAGTTAACTGCATTGGTTATTGTGTCTTGCATAATTTGTCCGGTGCCTGCGAATATTTGACCTAACCATTGTAATGCACCGCAGAGATTGTCCCATATAAATGAAGCAAGTTGTTGTAGTCCTGCCCATAAGTTATTAACCATTTCACGGAACCAATCAACATTTTGATAAGCCCATATTAAAGCAGCAGCTAAAGCAATTAATGCTAAGACTATTAATACAATAGGATTGATACTCATTACGAAGTTTAATACTGCTTGTGCTGCGGCTAAACCATATTCGGCAATCGTTGATGCTACCAATGCTAATTTTTGATAAGCCCACATTGCAGCCGACTTCAAAGCATTATAACCCGATTCTAATACTCTTAATGCTAATGTTTTCAAAGCATCTGCTGCGTCTATAACAACAGTTTTCAATGAACGTAACTTATCCACTAAACCGAGTATGTCTCCGGCATCTTTCAATGCTTTTAAACCTGTGGCCATCTGACCTAAACCCATAATACAATCAGTTAACGGAGATGCAAATCCTGCTAAAGCAATACCCATTCCTACAATTCCACCGCTTGCTTGGTCAAGATTTATGAGGAAATCCATTCCCCATTTAGCTCCCTCTTGGAGCATTCCACCAAGATTATAACGGCCTCTTTCAAGCATTCCGTTAAAGGTTTCGAGTTTGTTGTTGTAAGTGTCTTGTGTACTCATTCCACCCCAATGTTCATCATTTAAGGCTTGTTGAAGTAATAAAGACCTTTCTTGAACAGTTTTACCCTCTTTTAGCTTGTCAATATGACCTTGTAAGATTGGTGACCTTTCCAGTTCCGCAGTATTACCTGCTAACAGGTAATTTGTCATATCTTGTTGTGCTTCAGTAGCCGATTTACCATAATATGACATTGCACTGAAATAATCAGTAGCTGCAGTACCCATTTCCCTTAAAGCATCTGCTGTTAATGATGCATCATTTGCCACTGCTGAAGATAATAACCCTTGAAGTACAGTATCATCACCAGGTAACTGTTGAACAACAGTATTGATTTCTTCAAGTTTCTGTTTAGCAGTATCTGCTCCAACAGCATTAACAAGAAATGTTTTATTGGTTTCTTGTTTACCTGCAGCTTCAAGTACTGAACCTAATTGTTGTCCTACTTCAGAGGCTCCTTGTTTTAATCTGTCGAATCCTTGACCTATTTGCTCTAAAGCTTCCATTGCGGATATATTGTTTACATCTACATCAATGGTGGTGCCATCCAAGTCTTCGATTTCAGATTCCACAGATTTAAGTTTACCCTCTTCAATAGCAAGTTGCAAGTCAATCTTTTCAGATTCCAATCGGTCAAGTTCTGTTTCCAATTGTTTAACTTCAGTATCATCAACATCTGCTTTGCCTTTTAATTCAGATAATTTGGATTTTGTAGATTCAATTTTACTGTTGACTTCTTCTAAACGAGAAGTATTAGTTTTGATATCTAACTCGATTTTTTGTTGTTTGAGTTTGTTGATTTCATCTTCTATCGGTTTAACACCCGATAAATCGTTTTCGGTTGCAACTTTAATCTTAACTTCTTTATCTGCCATGCTTATATCACCACCATTGGTTTGCCTTTATGTTTGTATTTCATTATCTGGTCGGTTATTTCGAGTACTGCTTTATATTGGAGTAATGTCATGTCAGATACTGGTTTGTCGGTTATTTGGTAATTTGTATACAAATGCATTAATGTTAAGTGTTTTAATTCACCATTACGGATATTTAAAACCCCATATCTTCATTAACTCCACTTATCCTTAATATTTCAGTACCTAATGCATTCACAACACCAATTGGTAACGCAAGGATAAGGTCTTTTGGGAAAGATGTTCCATCTTGTTTGAATAACGCTTTGTTTAAGATTTCAACACTTGTTTCAGCAGTAATCTTCTCTAAATCCATGTTTTTTAATTCTTTCATAGTTAATTGTTTGATTTTAGCTTTGGCTTTAACTGTTCCAGTTTCAGTTGGATATTCAATTAAAACATTCATAAGTTTGTCTTCGCCGAGTAAAATCAAATCTTCTAAGTTAGTTTCTTCTATTTCTATTTTTGGGGACTTTGTCATTGGTAATTCACATCCATTTTAGATTATATTATAAAAAAAAGTTTAAAAAAAAAGGAGACCAAAATTTATTACTAAAAAGAAATAGTAAAAATCTTGATCATCATTTAATAATTCATCACACCAGAAAAAAAACATAAAAAAGGAAATATATTTTATATTATTTTTTTACTGGATTTCTTCACCATCAATAACCTCTGATAATGATTCCGCATTGAAACTTAATTCACGTGCAGTTAAATCTTCAGCATTGTAAGTAACTTCATTACTAGTTAAAGTAACACCAGACAAGTAATTTTCATCATCAAAATTACCGGTTTTATGTTTAATATTTTCTTTAACAGTTAAGTTACCAGATTGAGTTTTCATCTTTTTAAGAATTTTCTTTAAAGTTTTGAACTCTTCAACATTACGTGCTTCCAATGCACTAATATCAACAGTGTAACCTCCATCACTAGATGGGACACTTACTGGTTCATCAAAAGTTTTAACAATATCAGAATCTAATTCTTCACTAATTTTAACTTCAGTTACTCTTGTAAATGTTAGTTCTAAATCAGCAACACTGATTATAACAGTTTTATCTGCCATACTTATTCAACCTCCACAGTAACATACACGTCAATTTCGGTGATGATGCCATCAAATAAGAGTTTAGTTATATGAATATCTACTTCGCTAGCAGATTTTTTAACTACATCAAATTCAATGTCTCTTAATAAGTCTAAACCTTTTACACAGACATCTTTCACACGCATTATTTCGTGTTTGATTTCATCTAATGTGGCTTGTCTGTTTCTGTCACCAAGGAATTGATGTAATGATAATTGTTTAATCACATAGTCTCTTACACGGTTAATGTATAAGTCTAATCCGTTTGGTTGTTCGCTGTTTACTACGATGTATCTTTCATCGTTACGGTTTGCACATTTAACTGTGGTGATTCCTGCTTCGAGTAATGTTTTACCTGAACCACCTGTTTCAAAACTTAATTCTGGTGTAACTGCAGTTACTCCACGAATAGTTTTCATAGTCATACTGCTACCTACATTTAATCCGGCAATGAGTCCACAGTAATAAGCAGCACTGTTTAAAACTGATAATTGAGTACCATTAACAGTTAATTGTTGTGTGATTAAACCGTAACATTGGTCTCCTGCTAATCCTGCACTAGTAACATTCGCAGCATCAGTTGCTCCAGTTAAAGCACCGATGAATCCTGCAGGATATTTCATTTCAAAACAATCTTCCAAGTATTCGTCAATGATTGGTAAAAATGTATCAGTTAAAGCAGCACATACAAAGAGTATATCCCAATCTTCACCTTTAATTTTAGCTAAAGAAGCTGCAAGATTAGTAGCATCAATGGTTTTAGTCCATGTTCCACTAGACTCAGTGGAAACATTAACACATAACAATGATGTTGCACCATTCATAAACAAGTATGGTAATGCAGCACATCCATCGAAAGTAGTGTCATCACCAAAACTATCTTGAGCATCAGTTAAACTGGTGAACAGTTTAGGATTAGTCTCAGTAGTTTTAAAAGCACCGATAACTGCTATTTTACCAGCTTCACCAGTGCCTATTGCTTTAGCTGTTTTCTTTTTAATTATTTCTACTTTAGGAACTTGAGCAGTCATATTATTTCATCTCCCCAAATTTTTTAAATGCTTTATCCAAATCAGATTTAGATTTGATTTTACTAGTATCACATACTCTAATGAATGCACGTTTAAACCAGTCTGGACATGGATAAGCTTCTAATTCGTTATTTAAATCAAATTCTTTTTTAGTCATAATAATAACCTTTAATATAATTTATGTTGCAATTCAAAAGCACATAAAACCCCATAGGATTTATTAGTAGGGATTATTTGTAATTCAATATTTTCAACACTAGTGTTTCTTACGATTTGAGCCAGTTCTCTGAAATCATTGTTTTCTTCGAATTGTTGAATCAGGAAATCTGTTAACTCACATGCTTTCACATATGCATTGTTCATATTACCTTTGAGATAGACAATGATGAAACTGTTAACCTGGTCTGGTCTGTTGTCATCAAAATCAGTACTATATGTTAATGTATCAATGTAAACATCCGCTACAGGTTTTTTACCAAATCCTTTTATTGTGTCTTGATTGTAACCGTAGTTGACTTTACTGAATAAAGGTTGTTCGTTGTCATCGGTTAATGAGTCCAAGTTGGACTTGATCCATTCGATGATGCTTGCACAGCATTTGTAGTCAGGTGCGGTTTTGTCGGTTATGGTGAAATCGTAGATTGGTGTTTCAATAACTTTGTCTATTGTTCCGTCGATGATTATATCGGTGTCGTCTAGGACATTTATTTCTTCTTCATCGGTCATTGTATCACCTGTAGTTTGCGATTGTGTTTAGTAGTCCTCTTCCGAGGAAGTCGTTCGGTTTGGTTCCTGGATGTCTGTGACCTTTACTAAATGGTCCGTCTTTTCCTCCCCAATGTAATGCCTTTTTGTTTTTAGGTCTTATCATGTGGGGTTTGGTACCGAATAGGACATAGTCACCGTGTGGTGCGATTCCTTCATCGTAGTATCCAGTTATAATACTGTATTTGTCTGTTATTCTTGTGTCGACTCGTATACTTCTTTTTAATCGTCCTTGGTCGTAAGGTGCTTCTTTTTTAATATTGTTTTGTAAGTTCCTTGCGAGTTTGTAGGTTTCTACTGGAAGTATATCGCTTTGTTCAACATATAATTCTACAAAGTTTGTTATCTCTCCCATATTCTCCGTCTCCCTCTTTTTTGATTGTAGGTTCTGGCATGGGAGTGTTTAACCATCTGCACATTTACTTGTTCTTCTGGTGTTGCTTCTGAATTCAAATATTCTTCAACATATGCATCTAATAAGTCCTGTGCTTTTTCGAACCAGTAATCCATTAAGGATTGGTATTCTTCACCATGATAGAGACTCATGAGTATGTCGCTTGATGCATAGTAGATAGCAATTGTCTTCAAGGTTTGAGGTATATCGGTAGGGATTGGTACGTAATGTCTTTTCAGATTAGATTCAATCCATGCTTCCGTATTATCAATTGCTACTTTCAATAAGTTTTCAGATGGGTCATCACTTATATCTTCAAATAACGATAATACATCATCACTGTTACAATATTTACCAGTATATGCAGGAGTTGACTCATCATCTGTAGTTGGTTCTGGTTCGTTTTCAATGGTTTCATCAGGAACATCTACAATTGTTTCTTCATCTGTCATAGTGAAATCACATCCTTAATTATTCTGCATCTTCTAATGCTTTGATTCTACCAAGAATAGATGCTGCAGTAGATTCATCACCGATAGCAGTATTAATATCTGCAATATCTTTAATTGCACCAGAATCTTTGTCACCAACAGCAGTTTCTAATGCAGTTACTTTACTAACTAAAGTACCAACATCTGCTCCTTCAGATTTTTTCAATTCTAAAATCATTTGGAGTAACCTTTTGTTAATGTCATCTTGGCTTCCAGCCAAGTAATTAGGATAATTAACCATCAATAATCACCTTTCCAAAGTTTTATTTAAAAAAAATAAATTAGTAAGGAAAATACCCTTTAAGCTGAGTATCCACCATACATTAATCCATTTGGTTCTAAGATGTTAACGTTAGCTTCAGCAAAGACATAAACATAACTTCTTTGTGGTTCATCAGGTTCTGTCATTTTCACGTTCACAAAGGATTGTGGTAATTGCATGAGAATGTCAGAATTCATTTCAGGTTCTTGTTCTAACTGTGCAATAATGGAATAGTTAGGGTCAGCATATTTTTCCACAGTTGCGGTTGGATTGTTTAAATCCATAGCAAGATAATGGTTTGCAGCAATAGCACTAGTTCCCACATATTCAAAGTTACTGTCATCTAATAAGTTAGATTTAGCTAAAGCAATTTTAATGGCTTGAGCATCTGCTCTTGGTAAAAAGATAGTGTTAGGAGTGAAACCAGTGTCAACATCGTTTTTAACTTCCATTGCATCGATGATTTTTAATTCGTTTTCGATAACATCAATACCAGTACTGGATGAATCGATTTGGCCGATAGTTGGTGCAGTTGCACCTGCTCCGTTAACTAAAGCACCAAGGAATGCTTTGTCATAGAAGTTTGCAAGTTTAGCTACAGATTTGTTTAAGAACACTTGTAAGGTAGCATCCATTCTTCCAACATCTTCAAGACGACTGTTCATTTTGAACATGTAACCTTTAGGTAATGTTGCAGCCCTGTAAGCGGAAGGTTCACCGAATTTGATTTCGTTGAAGTCTAATCCATCACCAGTACTGATAATATCACCAGTAATGTCATCAACATCAGATGCTACGTAATTAGTGAATTCACCTGATACGTTTTGTACGATAGGTAATTTGTTTAATAATTTTAATGCTCCATAAACCCTTTTGGTAGCGTAGATTTCAAGGTTATGTGTTCTTTCATCGAATAATTTTGGTATAGTTTCCATTTTAATTCATTCCTCCAATTAAATTAGTAAAAATGTTTTTTAGATAAATCCTACAACAACACGATCGTTACTGTCTTGTGCGGATAAAGCGATAATGTCAGTTGCAGTTGATCCACTTGATGCGGATAATTTCACACCATCAGCAGATAGTTCACAGTATTTTCCTGCGGTGATTCCTTCAGATGCTTTTGCGTCTAAGGTTAAGATTTTTTTGAAGATGGTTTCAATACCTACTTCTCTGAGTATTCCTCCTGATTTGGCTTGTGCTGCGGTGTAGTTGGTTCTTGGTTCTACTTCCCATTTTGGGGTGTTGTATACAATACCAATTGGTACTCCACTGCTTAATGCTTTTACTGCCATTTCACTGTCTAATTCTACTAAATCGCCTTTTTTCAAAGGATATTGTAATACTGGACCTTTAACTACTCCATGAGCAGTAGCAGTTTCAGTAATGTCAATTTTTCCTTCGATTGCTTTAAATGGTGCTACTGCACCAAGTTTGCCTATATTAAGTTCTTGACTCATTTTAGTCCTCCAGATATTATTTAATTTTTAAAGTAATCTACTAGTCGAGATAAATCTGCATCTACCTTTTTGGATTTTTGCTTATTTATTTCGATAATAGGTTGAGCGTCTTTGTATAATTCTAAGAATGTATCGTTATCGTTTAAGCAGAGTTTTACTGCGATGTCTCTTTTTGCGGTTGGTATGACTCCTTTTTGTATGTAGGTGTCTACGGTTACTTCTGCTTTTTCTCGTAATAAGTCATCTACGTTCTTTTGTAACTCTCTTAATCGTTCTGATTGTTCGAGTTTTTCTGTTACTTCATCGTTTAACTCGTTGACTGTTGTCTCCACCTTTTTATTGGTTTCATTAACGGTGTGGTTGAGTTCTGCGATTTCTTTATCTTTATCGTTGATGATTTTTTCGTATTTTTTTTTGATGTCTTCGAAGCCAGTTTCGTTTTGTGCTTCTTTTAGTTGTTGTTTTAGTTCTTGGATTTCTTTTTCGTAATCTTCTACAGTTTTATCACTCATTGGTAATTCACCTCAATTACATTTTCTGTTGTTTAGCATGTGAGCTAACATAAGTTAATGAAATGTAAAAATAAGTTTATAGCCTCCGCTAACACGAGCATCATCGGAAAAAAATAATAAAAATAAAAAAGTTAACGTTTATTACGGAAATACCTTATCCTATCCATCACATCAGGCATATACGACTTAGGTAACTCCCCAGCATCAATATTAAATGCAATCTCATTAAGTTCACGTAACTCTTTCTGAATCTGTTTCGGATTAGTCAATGAATCAGGAATTTCATCAGGGTTATTTTTATTATAGAAATAAGCAACACATCTGCAACGTGGGATGTCGAGGTGGTAACATATCCGTTCGTTCAATCGGATATTCCTCATCCCCCCAGTGATAATCTTTTTTACAGACTTCACAACAAGTTCCACGACAATCAACACGGAAATGTGTAGCTCCAGTTTCTTTATTAACAATATAATCAGATACAGTAGCAGTTCTTGCTATTTCAGTTCTTGCTAATGCATTTGCTCTTTTATTGTTGATTGTGGTTACTGCCTGAGTAATATTGTCTGCAATTTCATATTGAGATAAACTTTGATTGTAACCCTCTTTAACAACATTTCTAACGGTTTCTTGTATATCAGTACCAATGTCAGTAATCAAGTTTCCAACATAATTTTCAATGACTATTCGAGCTAATTGTTTTTGAGCAGGTCTTGTAAACTTATGATTATTTGTTTCTGCTAATATTAACCGCAGCATTGTATCATCATAACCTGAAGTTATTAATGGGTTGCCCATTGTGTAATCTTTGGTTTTTTCAAGGAATGATTCTAATGTATCACTATCAAGTATTCCTTGTTTTAATCGTTTGATTATCTCTTCAAACAAAGCATCATTGTATTTGATTCCTTGTTTTATTAGTTTATCCTGTGATACCATCTAAATCACTTAGTATATCTTCAGTTAATGTTTCACCATTCACCGACTCTTGGAATGTAAAGTCTTCTTCAGGCATTTTAACTTCTTCTTCGTTGGTGTAGGTTAGTCCAGTTTCTTTCTTAAACAGTACCGCAATACTGTCTTGTACTGCTTTGTTCTCACTATCAATCACACCAGAATCAATCAACGGTTTAACAACTTCAAACAATGCTTGAATATCACCAGTCTTGAATTTATCAAAACTAAAAGTAGGAGCCAAACTCACATCACCAAAATTAAATTCAACAATAGGGTTAATCGCTTGTTTCTGAATACAATTAGCAATTTCTTCCAATATACCATCGTAAACTAATTGGCTGAAATCCACTTGAGAGTTACTTCTCGCATAGGACCCTACACTACTATTAGTACCCAGTATCAAATCACCAATATAGAATCTTTTCACAATTTGATTATCCAGGTAACTGAAAGTATTGAAGAAAGTTTCACCATGATGACTAGATTCCAATACATCAACAGTATCATCTAAACCCACAGTCATTCCCAATGTCCCGTTCTGCATGTCTGCAAAAGCGGATAACATTTCATCACGACTTGCAGGATTATCAGTTTTACCCACCAATGATGGTAAACTATGTCTTTCCAGGAATGTGAGCAACCAATCAGTAGTGTTAAATTTATACTCCACCAGGTCTTTCACATCTAATAATATTCCATGACCATAATCAGAATTGAAATCTCCAAAAGTATATTTCAAACATTTGTTGACGGGTATGTCAACTTCGTCATGATCATACTCCTGGTGTATGCTGATTAAGTTACCGTCATCGTCGTATGTGAATGGTTGGTTTTGTAATGTTTTGATTGAAACTGGTACACTGTCTTTCCAGATGAGTTTTCCGTCATCGTTGATGTTGAATATTAATTCTTCAATGTGGAATCCCCAGAGACATGCTTCTATCATTCTTTTTACTACTTCGGTTAGTTCAGTGTCCATGTTGAATAACATGTCGTTGATGAAGTCGTAGACTCCTTGATTGTCATTTTCGTTGGCGATTAATACCCATTGTTTACTGGATAGTAAGTATTTGAGTACATCGTAGCACATGGAAACTGTGACATCGCTTAGGATTTCCATACCTGTATTGTATTTTAGTACTGTTTTGTTTGCTCCTAAGGTGTATCGTTTAGCAGTGTATTTGTTATGTGCAGGCACGGGGTTTATTGTTTCCTTGCCTAGTAATTTGTTTTTTAAATCTGATAGAATGCTCATCGTATTCTTCTCCTTGTTCTTGTTCCACTTGTTGAAATTGTGTTTTGTGAATGTTGTGATAGATAATTGTACCCGTAGGCCAATGCATCGACGATGTCATCGTGTTTGCCGTTTGGGAATGATTTTAATTGTGATAGTAATAATTCTCGTTTTTCATTGTTGTTTATGCAGACATGTACTTTGCCATCGTAGATTGCGTTGCTTAATGGTGTTGCTCTGTCTGCTTTGGTTCCTTTTGGTTCGGATTGTTGGGTGTTGTATCCTGTTAATGCTTTTTTGTATTCTTGGTAGAGTAGTCCTGCTGCTCCACCTGTTGTTCCGGGTTCTAATAGGATTGTGTATTGTGGGCTGTCCATTTTTGCTGTGGATTGTATGATGTGTTTGACATTGTTTCCGTATTGGCCATGTTCGAAATCAAATATCCAGTATTGGTCTCCTGGTGTTTTTATCATTCGTACTCCTGCGGTGTAGTCTCTTTGGTCTCCGAGACTGTCATCACTGGATGCTATATCCCAGCTTCTGCATTTTGCGATTGAGTAATCATCGAAGTAGTCTTCGAATATTAGTCGGTCTACATGGAAGAAGTCTGATGTTAAGTCTAATGGTGTTTGTTGGTATATTGCTTGGAATTGCCGTTCACCCATTGCTTCTTGCTTTTTACGATAATCTGTTATACTGTATCGTTCTTCCCATAATGGTTTGCCGTCTTTGTCAATTGCAGGGAATTCAAGGAATGTGTAATCTTCAGGGTAATGTTCTTTAAGGTATCCTTGCAGGTCTTCACTATGCCAACGAGTATGTAATATAACTAGTTTAGTGTGAGGTTCAATTCTTTGTTCGATTATTGTTTTGAACCAGTCAATTTTCTTTTGTAATAAGCTTGGTGTGATGTCATCGAATCCAGAGTAAATATCATCAAGTATTATGTAATCTGCATCTTGACCTGTGATACTTCCACTTGATCCAACTAATCGGATGCTGCCTTTTTGTAGTTCACCTTGACTATTGGTGAACATGATATATGTGCTGGAATGTTTCACATCTGATAAGTATAAGTCGAATTCAGGACCTATTCTTTTGATGTATTCTCTTAATTGTATACCGAATTTCTCTGATAGTCCTGCACTATTGTTGACAATTAGTATGTTGAGGTTTTTGTTTTTGGATAGTAACCATAATGGGAATGCTAGTGTAATCATTGATGATTTACTGTGTCTTGGTGGCATTGCCACGCATAAACGGTTGATTAAACCATCTTTCAAATCAGTTAAATATGCAGCTAAAGTTTCAATATGTGGTGCATCCAAGTTTTCTTTGAAATCTGTTGACACGTAGTTTCTGTAAAACCAGTAAAGGTTTTCGTGGCAGATGTATCTAATCATCTCTATTGTGTCTTGGCTTGATAACATCGGATAACTCCTTGATTACTGTTTCATCTAAACCATGGGATAGTTCAGCAGTACTATTTACATCTGCTTGGATATTGCTTTGGTTAATATCTTTAACTTGACCTTTATCACGATTCTCGGCATCTTGTAATGATTTATTTAATTGACCTTTGGCTTGAGCTTGAGTACCATTAATTGAATGTGATTTCAAACCAAAGACCAAATCTTGTAAGTTTAATAATCTTGCTTCTTTTTGTAAACTATAAATCTCCTGACTTGTTTCCAAATCTTTTTGTAACATGAATTGGTTTAATTCTTCTTGTCTACTGTTTAGGAAACTGGGTTTACGAGTTAACCATAAATCACAAGCAGACCATTTGCTTATTGTACTTTCACCAGGGATTACTTTTTTTTCATCATTCATTATTAGGTTATGACATTTTGCATTCTTTTCAATGTCTCCTGGTGTGAAATGTTTTTCCAGTTCTTTACAGGTATTAGCATTTAAATCTTCCAATGGTCTTCCATATTCCTTCCATATTTTATCAAGGTGGGATATGTATTCTTGAAGGTTTCCATTGTATTCAAAGAAGTTTTGTCTGTAGAAGTTGGGTCTTGGTTTTTCGTTAGGTTGTGTTAGGTGTATTGGTTCTTTTAGTTCTGTTTTTTCCATACACTTAACCACCTTTTATATTATTAACATTGTTATATTATGTTCTCTTTTTGATTGATTGATTTATTTAAGCATAAAATTGAAAATAAATGTTAATGCAGTGAAGAATATTGTTATTGCACTGATTATTAGTGTGAATCTGTTTCTGTTGTCTTGTACTGCTTTTTCGTTGTCTTTGGTTTTTGTTTCGAGTGCTACTAATCGTTTTTCGATTGCGTTGTCGTCTTTGTTGGATTGTACGATTAGTTTGTTCATA